ACATTTATTTTTCTTGGAGGATTTCTATCATCTGTCCAAAATAATAAATTATCAACTAAGTTTATACCTGTTATAGGAAAATCTTTATGAAAATTTAAAGAGTTACTATTAACAAGTACTGTAATTTTATCAGCTTTTTGATCGTACTGAATTATTTGTGATTTTTTATTAGAAGGGTTACTATGATCATATTGATCATTATTAGTTATATAATAAAATAATTTTTCATTACCAGTGTCTTTGTATTGCCCAATTACCTTAGCGTTAGCAATACCACTCGCATCGTATATTAGTTTATTTCCTAATAAATTTTCAATTGCACCTGAATCAGAGCCTTCTGACTTGCTTACATTTATATTCAATGCTTCTCGGTATTCACCGGGTTGCAATAGTCTATCATCTAAATCACGATTCATTCGACTCGCGCTAAAGACTCTTTTAATTTCTGGCATAAATTTAATGTTTAATCCACTTAGACTTACCTCTTAATACTTGTGCAATTTCTTTTATTTTCATATTAGATAGCCGTATTTTTGCATTACGCAGTTTAGCGTATGCTTCTTTTTTATACAGTCCTGCAGCACCGCTAGCAGAAGGTCTTAACTTGGATAAATTATATAATATACTAGCATAAACAGCATCTTCGGCTAGTTTAGGCACTAATACATTGGCAAAATCACCATTATCTCCAAGTCCGTCAGAAATATAACTTAAAACAATTATATCTCCTTCGCCAAACATTGAATCAAAATAAATCTTACCAGCTTCTAAGTCTAATACATAAGTACCGTTTGCATTTGCACGTTCCGGCTCGGAACCATACTTTGCACCATAAGCTTCATCTCTTACATCATATTCATCACTTTCGTAATTTTGTTTTTTGGTAGCAATATCGCTTTCGCCAAATTGTTTTAACGTTTGAGATGTTTGCTCATATATAATATTACCTTCTTGGTCATATATATAATTATAGTCTTGATCTTGCGAGGCTGATTTTGTAGGCTTTAATCGTTTGCTATTTTGCAAAGGTCTTAAATTGCCATCAGCATCTAAACAAGATATATCAACATAATTTACATAATCTGAAGGTAATGATATTTGTAAAGTGCTGCTTAGCTCTATTTCCATGTTTTTTTCTGCATGAAAAATATCATAGCTAAACTCTTGCACTGTTCTTTGAGCCCAGAATGCAACTTCATATCTTGGAACTTTAGGCAACACTTTTCCGTCTCCTGTATATCCAACTATAAAATTGTTAATTATATCATTTAAATTAACTCTACTATAGTATCCTGGTATAGCGCTTCCATTACCGCCTTCTGCGGCTGAGTAGTTATCTACGTCTAAAGGTTTTCTTGATATTGCCATTATTGTTCAGTTGCTTGTAGTTGTTGATCTTTACCTTGTGCAAATCCAGATATGTCTGCTTGTTTTATAACTACACCTGCATATGATAATATTTTCATTACTAAATTATTTTGCTCGGAAGCATGTAAATCAAAATTATACGATTTAGCTGTTGCAGTATAGCTATCTGTATCTGGATTAAAGGCCGTAGAATCGTATATGGGCTCATTAGGAACGCCTGCAGCAATCTGAGGAGCTGTTGGCATTATATAACCCCATTTAGGATTTATAGGCTTTTTAAGGTACTCTAATGTAACCCCAGAACTTATTGAACTGGGTAATATTTTAATGCCGTTTCCTATAATCGCGTAAACTGGTTGTGTTGTTGCAGGATAAGTAAGCGGGGACAATGTTATATACTTAAGATCTTCGTGTGATACAAAATCCGCAGTAGCTCCGTTAACAGAAACAACACCCAATTTATAAAAGTCAGATGGAAAAGCAAACATTTCATTTGATTCTGTTAAAGCAGAAGAACCGTAAAAAACATTTATTTTTTCAGAGTTAGTAAGTACTGGGTCTGAAAAGTCTGTTTGTACATTTATACCAGACTCGTACATTACTTGTTTGTTAAAATATCCTTCAAATATTTCGTTTTGCGCAAGAGCTGATAATCTGTTAAATTCTTCCGGTGTAATATAACCTCTATTCTCTTTGTTGATTACAACAAGAACAGTTTTGTATACATCGTTTATATTTATCATTAGTATATTTTTAGTTAGGCGATATAAGGCTAATTTCTTGCCTTATATCTGGTAGTATTATGAAAGTTTTTTCATAATTGACTTCATAAGGTCAACGCCTTCATCAGTTTTAAAGTATTGTGCTAATGCACCATATGGATGTTGATCAAAAGGAACAGTCATTACCTTTTTGCCATTGGGGAATTTAAATACTGTATTTTCATCAGTAAGTTGTAAAATTCCAGATTCAACAGCTCGGTTTGCTAAGTTCCTTAGCTTAATGTCTTCATCTTCTGAAAGCTCTATAAAAAGCGTTGGATTGTTTTGCGCAAATCTATACGCATCACGTTTTAATTCTTTTGATGTCATAGTAGCTACTGAAGAACCTAATTCAGTTCTCATTATAGCTTCTAAGTGTTCAATATCTAAAGATCTAACTAAGCTTAAAGCTTCAATTTCTAATTCCATTACTTCAACTTCATCAGCTGCTTCAGCTGCTTCGTCGACTTCTTCCCAAAGCACATTTGTTAATGGGTGATATAATGATAATAGCTTTTGTAAGCTTTGCATTTGTCTTGGTGCTTCTAATACACCATCTAAAAAGATTATATGGCCAAGAGTTGCAAAACCATCTTGTTGATCTACAAACAATGATTTTTGATTTGTAGCATATCTGATTTCTTTATTTTCACCCTTTACTTCATCAAAGTATAATAATGGCTTACGCGAAGTATGCTTTGATTGAATGGTCCATGTTATTGGAGACCTGTTACCTTTTAAAATATAAGTTCGATCTTTTATTTCCCAACCCGTTTCAGGATTAGTTTTTGTAGTTTTTGTTGACATAATATAAAATATAATATAATAATTAAAAGTAGAAGTTACCCCCGTCTTTATAACGAGGGTAATTCCACTAAATATTCTTAAGCTTTAAACAATACGAAGTTGTTAGCAGCTTGTGCAATAAGACATCTTTCACTTAAGTAGTGCATTCTCATCTCATCAATTGGAGATGAAGAAGCTCCACCAACAGATCCAGTAACCCAAGACTTGTTCTTACGATTTTCAGTTTCCGATGCACGGTAACGTACGTGTAAGAATGGACGCTTGATGTTAGCTCCAAGTTGTTGGTCATATACTGTTGAAGTTCCAGCTGGTACTAGTACTCCTTCAATATCTTTAAAACCACCTCTTGTAGACCAGTCGTTTAAGTATTTCCAGTCAGTTTTGTAGAAGTCATAAGACCCACGACGGTATCCTGTAAACCCTAAGTTAAGGGCCATATCTTCAGAATTGTTAAATACTCCGAAAGAAGTTCCTCCAGAATATCCACCGTTTTGTTGAGCTAAAATGTCATCAATCTCTAAAGAAAGATCACGATTTAAGAAAAGCATGTTTTCTTCAATAGCTCCCTGCTTATCTAGTTGCTTAAGTACTGCATCAAAATCAGTTAATGCTCCACCTCCAGAAGACTGTGCTCCAAAGTCAGAATATACATTACCACGAGATTCGATTGCCGCAAAGAAACCTTCAGTTCCTTTAGCAGTAGCAGTGATGTTAGCATCGTAAAAGTCAAGTGTAGCACCTGTATTAGCCTGCTCCACGCCTTCAACCATACTCATCTCTAAATAATCTTCCCAACGTAGTCTGTTTTCGTGCTCAGACTTTAGGTACCATAGGTATCCGCTAGCTCCATTTTCAGAAGAAACTTCAATCCATCCGATTTGAGCAGTGTCAGAACCGTTGATAGAATAGTGCTCTTTTAAAATAACTGGGCTATTTGCAAAAGTAGCATAGCTAGGATCTAGCTTTTCAGTAAAGTTAGAAGATCCTTTAGCAAATTCAGAACCGTAAGCTAAAGCAGTAAAGCGCTGAGCTGTAGTAATAGCAGCATGCCCTTTAAAAGTTTTAACTTGGAAGTGCTGTCCAACTACGTTAGTAATAATACCTTTGATAACTGCATCTGATCCACCTACAGCTGAAGTAGCTGAAGATTGAGCTTGAACCATTACTGTTTGTCCCTTACGGAAGTTACAAGCAGTTGTTCCTTGTGTAGTTAATCCTAGGCTAGTAGGTTGTGCAGCTGGTACGTGAAAGTTAAGTACCGCACCACCGTTAGCAGCTTGAGCAACAGCAGCAGGAGTAGATCCTGATGTTGGCATTGTTCCAGCATTACCTACACATTGTAGGTTTGCATAACGTGTGTGTAATCTACCTTGTTCAGTCCAGATAATTTGGTCTGAAGTAGTAGGCATCTCAGCAGATACCATACGAAGGAAAGATCCAATAGAGCGATTTCCGTAACGCTCTACTTCTTGTTCGTAAACATCTGGTAAGAATTGTTGTGCCCACATATTAAATGAGCTGTCTGTAAAATCAATGTAATTTCCAGCATATAATGCTTTGCTTTGTGTTGGTTGCAAAGCAGCTGGTATACCGCTTGTAAAAGCCATAATAAAAAGTTTTTAATAATTGTTTATTTCCATTTTATACGCAATTTATCAGAATTATTAGAACTTACAACTTTAACTGGACTATTAGAATATTGGGCTTGGGACGCAGCATCTTGTCTTGGCGACATATCAATATTTTTAGATTGCTTAGCACTATTTTTTAAAGCGTCGGCACGGCCTTGCTCATAAAAGTGATTAGCTATTTTATCTACATTTTCTGCTGCAAACAAAGCTCTATGGTATTCTAATGGTTTTGTTATCTTACCTGTTTTTTCATCTAAAAAACCAGATACGAAATTTGTAAGGTCTGACTGTCTATCTCTAACTTTATTTGAATTTTCAACTTTAAACCTATATTTTTTGTCTCCTACTTTGAAGTCAAAACCTTTGAACTCCTCGTTAAAAACTTTATTGGTTGCTTGTTGAAAAAATTCAGAATTTTGGTTATTAATAGATTCTGACTCTTTTGCTTGTTTATAAAAGTCAAAAGCTTCTTTATACTCCTCAGGAACATTACTTTGCTTTCTTAACTTAAGATCAGCGTAATATTTCTCCTTTGAACTATTAAAATGATTTTGTGCTTTATATAAGTCTTCTTTAAATGCTAATTGCTTAGCTTTAGTCTCGCTTTCGTCTGCTGCTTCTTCATCATATCCAAATTTATTTTGCATCATGAATGAAATATCAGCATCGTCTAAATGAGGCTTTGTTGCTTTTAAATATTCGTAAACTAAGCTTGTGGGCTCAAGAGCTGAAAAATCTCTATTTAGACTAACGTAGTCTTCAAGACTTCCACCTGTTTCGTCCATAAAGCTTACTAGCTTTTGAATATCCTCCGGCATTTCAATATTTTTTTCTTCTGCCTCTTCAACTGCCTCAACTATTTTTTCTTCAATAGATTCTGGAGTTAGAGGCGTTTCGTCTGATATAAGCTCTAGCGGCGACCCCTGCTCGTTGCTCTGCTCGGCAGATTCTTCATTTGGTTCTTGCTCGTTTTCTTGCTGAACTTCTCCGCTAGCCTCGGGTTCGTTGCGTAAAGGTACTTCCTCTGGGCTTGACTCTTGAATGGCATTTTCTTCTGTGTTTACTGGTTTATCCAAATTAACTTTGTAGGTTCCATCGTCTTGAAATCCATACTCAGGACTAACTTCCCCCTGTTCAACAGCCTGTTCAATAACAGCCGCTTCTTTTTGTTGAGCTGTTGTGTTTTCAACACCATCAACAGCTTTTACTTCAATGTTCTCTTGTTCCATAATATATAATAAGATAATTAATAATTTTATTTAGCTTCAAACCTAGATAAGTCAAAACCGCCTAAAACATCATTGCCTTTTGATTCAAAGGACTTTTTTGGTTTTTCTGTCCTCGGTGGGCCAGCTATAGAGTTGACAGATATATTCTTTTTATCTGCTATTCTTTCTTGTGTTTCACTTTGTTTTTCAACTAATTCTTTTTGAGCTGAAAGTTCAAGCTCTTTAAGCTTAACATTTAGATCATACTCAAACTGCATTAATTCTTTTTTAGTAGACGCTTCATATTGCATCTTTTTAATATCTAATTCATTTTCAGTTTTTTGAATTTGAATTTTAGATTCAGTTGCAATTTGCGTAGCTTGTACTTTTGCTTCTTCAATTTGAATTTGTGCTTGACCTTGAGCTTCAGCTTGTGCTACAGCCGCAGCCTGAGATTGTTGCGCGTCCGCTTGTTGCTTTTGTATTCTTCTAAGCTTTAAAAGTTGGTTAGCTAGCTTTATGTTTCGCACTTGCCTAATATCAATAGCATCTTCAAGGAATATACTTCCTTGCGTTAAAGCCATTTGTATATTAGTTTCTAATCTAGACTTTTCTTCTTCATCAGGTTCTAAATCTAAAAATATACCAAAATCATGCAGATGTAGCTTGCTTAATTCTTTTAATGCACCTACTGAAAAATTACCAATTGAATTTATAAAAATTTCTCTTGTAGGGTGAAATTCTAAAACATCTTTAAACCTTAATGATATACATTCAGCAAGCTTTTTAGTTATAAACATGCTTGAGTCTAATATGT